TCTACTAGGATTCAGATACCGGGCCGAGAGGCCCGGTTTTCTTGTTGTAATCATATTCTGGTTGTGATAGATTGTACTTACGGTAAGAAAATCCGTAGTTGCCTAGGAGGGCCGAAAGATGATTGAGAAGCACATTGGCGGGAACGTCAACCTCTGGTCCGTTCGTTTTGATTCTCTCGCGGAGTTCGAGCGCTACATTCTCGACACGCCCGAGAACAAGGCGTTTCAGTTCACGCGCTTGGCGTCCAAGGCAACGGACATGATGACGGTAGGCTTCACGCACTCTAAGAGCCTTCGAGAGGCAACCGACCTTCTTCACGATGGGTGGGCCGACAAGGCAGAGGAGCTTACCAAGAGGCTTCGAGCCGTTGAGCGTGACATGTCACCGGTCGTGAAGAATCAGCGCGTCGTTTCGGTCGCGGGTTTTCAGCCGATAGTTCCCCTCTTCTTGATGGGTTCCCCCGCTTGCATGTACGGGACCAAGATGCAGCCGGTCAAGCAGAAGGTTGTTACGCTTGTCAAGTCGATTTCCTACAATGCGTCCACCTCTTGCGACGATTGGACCAACGAGGGTCTGAAGGCGCTTGCTATCGTCAAGAAGCTTGAGGCCAACGGGTACCGCGTGAACGTCGACGTGATTCGCGGCGGATATGACCCCGACAATCACAAGAATGGAATCGTCTGCCGGGTTCGCGTCAAGCACGCGAACGAGCGTCTGAACGTCTCCAAGATGGCCTTCTGCCTCTGTCACCCCTCGATGCAGCGTCGTTTGATGTTCCGGTTCACGGAGGTCTATGACAAGGTGACGAGCGGGTTCCCGTATTCCTATGGGATGACCTTCGTACCGTCCGACTTCGAGCCGGTCTTGGACAAGCGCAAGGAGTATTTCATCCCCGCTTTCATCAAGGGTGACGTTGACAGGATTCGCAGCGTCTCCGACCTTGAGATGATGGTCTAGAAAGAAAATCGGGCCATTCTAAAAAAAACTTGGATTTCGGGCTTCTCTTTACGAAAAGAATGTCGTAAGATGTTCTCGCGGGTGAAAGAGAAGCCCGAAGTTCTGAGTTCAGAGAGAGGTACCAACGATGACCAACAACAAGCCCACGTCCCCGGTTTCCTTCGACGTCAAGAACCTCTACAAGGCAAACAAGAGCGGTTACGCCGTCGCGGACGTCCGTTTCCACGGTTCCAAGCCCAACCTCTACACCTACGTTCGCAAGTACCAGATTGAGGGCGTCGACCTCAACTCCATTCTCATTGACGGGTGCAAGGTCTTCTTCAACGATTCCTATGAGGTCGTTTCCGTCCGTCGCGTCTATGACACCAAGGGCAAGAAGAAGTTCGCCTCTACGGTCAACTTCAAGGGCAAGAGCGCCAAGAAGTCCTCTGGTTCCGCCGAGGACCCCAAGCCCGCCGAGGACGTCAAGAAGGCTGAGGACGAAAAGAAGGACGCCGACGAGAAGAGCGCCAAGACCGCCGGTTACGTCCCTCTGTACCCCGAGGTCGACCTCTCCAAGCCGGTCAAGCACGAGAAGTACCAGACAATCAAGACGTGCCTCTCTTGCAACATCCCGGTGTACCTCGCTGGTCCCGCCGGTTCCGGCAAGAACTTCACCGTCGAGCAGATTGCAAACGAGCTTGGTTGGGACTTCTACTTCAGCAACTCCGTTCAGCAGGAGTTCAAGCTCACGGGCTTCATCGACGCGGCGGGAGACTTCCACGAGACCGAGTTCTACAAGGCTTGCACGTCTGACAAGGATTGCGTCTTCTTCCTTGACGAGATGGACGCTTCGATTCCCGAGGTCCTTGTCCTTCTCAACGCCGCTATCGCGAACGGGTACTTCGAGTTCCCGAACGGTCGTGTCGACCTTGAGCACGTCCATTTCGTCGCGGCGGGCAACACGGTCGGTTCCGGCTCCGACGAGCTTTACACGGGCCGCATGGTGATTGACCAAGCGACACTTGACCGTTTCGCTATCATCGACTTCGGGTATGATGCCGGTATCGAGATGGCGATGGCCGAGAACGACGATGACCTCGTGGACTTCGTTCACTCCCTTCGAAAGAGCGCCGAGAGGTCAGGCGTCCGCGCAACCTTCTCGTATCGTTGCATCACGATGGCGAAGAGGCTTGAGAACGCCGGTATGCCTCTCGTGGACGTCGTGAGAATCGCGGTCGTGAAGGGCCTTGACCGGGACACGGTGAACACCCTCTACGTCATGTGCCGTCACGCGGACAATCGTTTCGCCGCCGCGCTCAAGGACGTCAAGAAGGCGGCGTAGCTCATAGGCTTCACGGGGTCTCAGAGACAATCTGAGGCCCCTTCACCCTATCTATGGGAGAGCACAAGCAAGAAGGTCTTAGAAGGGCTTAGAAAGGCTCACAGAGGCCCACAAGGGCAAGGAGGTATCGAGATGATTGAGCGCAGCGACATTCTGAATCGGGAGTATGACGGGAAGGATTGCGTAGCCTTCGAGATGGAGCTGAAGGACGTCGACAATGCGTCTCAGATGGTCACGTGCCGCGCTAGGCTCAGGGCCGAGCGCCCGAGCGCACAGGCGCGCGCATGGGACGTGAACGTCGTGCTCGATGACGGCGCGTCGATGCCCGCGCTCAAGAGCTTCACGTACGTCATGCCTTCGACCTCTATCCCCCTTGACACGACGGCGGCGGGAATCCTTCTCACGCTCAACGAGCTTCTTGTGGCAACGGCTCAGGCCGCGCAGGTGCTCAGTTCGAAGATTTTCGCGATGACGCGGGGCATGTGATGAGGCGCAGCGGGAAGAGCTGGTATCGCAACGAGCGCGAGACGATGGCGCAGATTGGCTTGTCGCAGGTCCCCGGCTCAGGCAACGGATGGGTTGCCAAGGAGGACGGGGAGAATGAGAACGTTCTTTGTCAGCTAAAGAGCACGGACGGCGCTTCGATTTCGGTAAAGAAGGTCGACATAGACAAGCTTCTTCTGAACGCCGAGGTCGAGAGGAAGATTCCCGTCTTTGCCGTTCAGTTCCTAAGCTCAGGGGACTTGTACTTGCTAGTCCGCCCCTTGGACTTGCCCGAGGTCGCGAGATACCTAGAGACGGGCGTGAACGAGCGCGAGGGGCGCTCAGAGGCGATTTCAGACGATTCAGAGGAAGATTGGGACGATGACGCCGCCCCGGTGCTAGAATCGTCTCAGAGGGCGCGAGAGCGCTTCTCAGAGCAAAACAGAAGGAAGTATGAGAAGAAAGAGAGGTCCGCGCTATGATTCGCGTGAAGGTTCAGGAAGTCGTGAAGTACGGCGGTCACACGCTTGCGGCGAACGGGAAGGTCACTCTCACGCTCAATGCCGCATACTCCGAGCTTTCCAATACGATTCAGATTTCGCAGATGCTCAATGAGGACGTCACAATCAAGGCGCGCGTTCCCGGTAAGAAGGCCGTCATGCTTGGTTCCTTCCGGGTCTCCAAGATTGAGGTCTTCGATGACGGCGAGTCGCGCGTGAAGTTCGCGGGAATCTCCGATTACGTCGAGATGGACAATCTCAACTCTCTGCCGCTCAAGGGAGAGGACGTACCCGAGTTCCGCGTGCTGATTGAGGCCGAGATTGACGATTCCGAGAACGACGAGAAAGATGAAGACGATTAGAAAAAGAGGGTGTTTCAAACATGGTGGCAGTTAGGACGGTGAAGCCCGGTCGCGCGGAGTACACGCAGCTTGCGACGGTCCGGGTATCGAAGAGCAAGAACATCGTGATTTCCAAGTGTTCCAAGGGCGGTTTCACGATTGCGCAGCAGCTTGTTGTCGCGGACGATTCCAACGAGGTCAGCGTGTTTCTCAAGGGTGCCTATCACATCCGGGACCTAAAGGCGCTTGAGGGCGTGCGGGACGCTATCTCTGAGGCGATTGAGGCCGCGCGCGACATGGGAATTGACGAGCCGGGAGACGGCGTGGCTTGGGACGATGAGGAAGATTCCGACGATGACGTGAAAGTCAGTTGATTCCGGGCCGGATTTGCACTAGCATTCGTAAAAAGGCCGCATTTGGCGGCTTGAGAGACGCCCGAGGGGGCAAGAAGAAAGGGGCCAAAATGGCACGCACCTACACGATTGGCGAGGCCGCTAAGATTCTGGCGGAGGGTACCGACGTCGAGGCTATCACCGACATTCACAAGCGGTTCCCGATGACGGCGCAGAAGGTTCTTGAGGCGTTCGCGGGCGGCAAGGACGCCGTGGCCGAGATGATGGGTTACATCCCCGACTTCATCACCACGCGAAAGGTCGAGAAGCAGATTGTCTCTGGCGGTTCCACGGAGGACGATGCCGAGGACGTGGCTGAGGACGTGGCCGAGGATGCCGCTGAGGACAAGCCCGCGCCCAAGCGTCGTGGTCGCAAGCCCGCCGCCAAGGCTGAGGACGATGAGGCAGAGGACGAGAAGACCGCGCCCAAGAAGCGCGGTCGCAAGCCCGCGAAGGCCAAGCCCGAGCCGGAGCCGGACGCCGCCGAGGACGAGGACGCCGAGGACGAGGATGAGGGCAAGTATTCCGGCATGAACGCTATGCAGCTCTTCAAGGAGTGCAAGAAGCGTGGAATCAAGGCCGCGCCCAAGAAGCCCGCGAAGTTTTACGTCGAGCTGCTTGAGGCGGATGACGCCAAGGCCGATGACGTCGATGACGATTCCGACGATGATGACGATTGGGACATTTAGCGACTAGCGCAATAGTCCGTTTCGGGCCGGTCCTTGACCGGCCCTTTCTGCTATCTATCGGCAAAAGACGAAAAGAGAGAAGGAAGAGAATGAGGGTCGAGGTAATGTCTCACACGCCCGAGATGCTGAACGTTGTCAGCCGTGCGGCTGGTACGTGCTACGGAAGGGATGACGTCTCAATCAAGCGGGTGAGGAATTGTCTGAAGAACGGCCACATGTCCGTATTCGAGCACGCTTCGATTACTTTTAAGGTCTATGGCATTTCGCGCGCTTGCTCACATCAGCTTGTGCGTCACCGTCTCGCAAGCTACTCTCAGGAATCGCAGCGATATAACCGCTATGAGCTTATGGGTGATGACTGGTATGTCATTCCGCCGAAAATCAAGATGGACCCGGTTCAGCTTTGTAACTATCGCAGGATGATGCACATTCTTTCGAACCATTACCAGAGCCTTCTTCTCAACGGAGTTCCGCCCGAGGACGCGCGCTTCGTTCTTCCCGAGGCAACCAAGACAGCCATTGTCGTTACGATGAATCTGAGGGAGCTTCATCATTTCATCAAGCTCAGGTTCGATTCTCATGCTCAGTGGGAGATATATGAGCTTGCGAAGCGATTCCTAGATTGTCTCGATGAGTGTAGCTCTGCGATTTACAAAATGTTCTGCGAGTCCTTCGGGCTTCTCGCGGTGGGTGAGTCCGATGAGTGACGAGACGCTTCGATTCATCAAGGCCATATGCGAGTCTTCCTTTTCCGAGGGTGACTGGCGCGAGCGCGCGCAGGAATCAGTCAAGCGCATTGGGCCAATTGCCAAGAGGTGCAAGGGTAAGAAGGGTGACGTTCCATTTCCGTATCTAGAGCGCTTTTTGTGCTCAATCGTAAAGAAGTATGCCGTCTATGTCGGTTCGATTACCGTAATCACGGACGTCAAGGGCAACACCACATATCACGCGGGAATGTCGGCGTATGACAGCAGGAATCACATCAATTCTCGAAAGTGGCTCTTCACGGCACACGCGGATACAATGTATGACTTGTATCTCAAGCTGTGCCTAATGGGCTTTGTGGAGATAAAGAAAGGCTCGATTGTGGAGAGGGCAAAGGATGAGTGAGGTAAGGGTAGACGTCTACACGGACGGCGCTTGCGCGAAGAATCCCGGCCCCGGCGGATGGGCTATGGTGCTCAGGGACAATGACGGTCAGGTCAGATACAAGACGGGATATGACGAGAGCACCACGAACAACGAGATGGAATTACAGGCGGTGGTGTTCTCGATGCGCGCGGTGCTATCAAACCGCCTAGATAATCTCGATGACGATTTCCTTTGCGTGATTCACTCAGACAGCGCCTATGTTGTCAATTCGATTAAGAACCTTTGGGTCGATGGATGGGCTAGAAACGGTTGGAAGAACAAGATGGGCGATGCGATTGCAAATCGCGCTCTTTGGGAACAGTTTTTGTTCTTGCGTGACATTGGCAGTAGTGCTAGAGTCAGATTCGCGATGGAAAAGGTGCGCGGCCATAACGGGGACCCGATGAACGAACTTGCTGATTCCCTAGCGGTCGCGGCAAAGCAGACGGCAATTGTCGTGAGTTCCTAGAGAGGATGATTTCGGATGACAAACAAGAGCAGGGCCGACCGTCACGACTTCTTCGATTCAATGCGTATTCTCGTTCACGAGGTCGTTTGGTCCGTGAGGGACTTCTTTTCGGGCGGGTCCCGCATTTTTGGGGCTATCCTTTTCGCAGCCGGTCCGGTAATCGGCCTTCTTCTGGGCGAGTACGTGTTTTCCGTTCGCGGGCATTGGGCGTGCGGCGGCGAGGTCGTGGTAGTCCTTGCTATTCCGGCGGTCGCGTGGTTCGTCCGGGCCTTCAACCGTGCGAGTGGAACGTCCTATGACTCCGTACCCGTCCCGCGCCGTCGCTTCACCAAGGTCGACAGGGATGAGGGGCAGGTCGACGTCTCGCAGTCACGGCTTCTTGAGATGATTCTGTACGTCGCGGACCTTGAGGACTGGCTTGAGCGCACGGGTCGCATGAGCTAACCAGAGGCCCTAGGAGCGCCCGAGAGGGCGCTTCTTTTGTATGTGTCCGGTCAGGACCTCTCAGGGGCTTAGAAGGCCTCTCAGGGGCTATGAGAGGGGTTTGCGATGGGTGGTCTTTACGTCACAGACGAGATGCGGGCAGAGATGACGGGTCTGAGGACGCTCAGGGAGTGGCGCGCGTACATCCAAGACCTTTTGGGGGAGCGCGACGATGCAGTCGAGGCGGCGCTTGTCTATCTGTATTCCTTGCAGACGGACCCGGAGAAGCACTCAGGGACGTCAAAAGTAAGAAACGGCAAGGGGATAAACGCCTTTGACGCGCCCTTCGTAACGAGGATGGCACGCAAGGTGCTTTCGCACGAGAGGCTTTCTGACGAGGAGATGGGCCGCGCGGCCAAGACGTGCGGGAAATACTGGCGTCAGTTGGCCGATTCTTCGAAGGAGTTCTTGGAGAGAAAGAATAAGGAATCGGGTCAGATGGTGATTCCGGGATTGGAGGTCTGACATGCCGTACGATGACAAGACAAGATGGGGAGACGCTATGGACGGGTACAAGATTTTCATTGCGAAGGCCTTTCTGTTCCTAATGACGGTGTGCGCCGTCGCTATCACGGCGGGCGTGGTCGCTTTCGTGGTTTGGGCAATTGGTTCGGCCTTCGGGGCGTGGTAGCGATGATTTCGCAGTATGTCAGGCTCAAGAGCGTCCGATGGCTCAATCGCGTCGTGGACCCTCAGAAGCTCACCTATGGTTCGCTCAAAGCCCTAGCCGTCAAACCCCTTGAGGAAGCCGGGGAGCTTATGGAGTCAGCGAAGCACGCCTTCGTGTACGGTGACGTGGAGAATATGAGGATGGAAGCGGCGGACGTGATTACAGCCGTGTGCGACCTAATGGCCGCTTTCGGTATCACGGACCTCAGACGGGACATTGACGATTGCTTCATGCGCAACGAGCGTCGGGGAAGGGTTTCCAAAAGGAATCCGAAAGAAACCAAGTACATTCTCATAGAAAACAGTTGCAACGGGTAGGGATTCGTGGCATACTATCCCTAGGGGCGATGAGGCCCCGCCGAGTAGCCTAGGAGGGCAAGAGATGGTCGACAGGTTCGCAGTGGTCAAGGTAGACGCCGAGAGCGGCAAGGTTGTCGAGTTCGTCAAGGGATTCGACAAGTACGGCGAAGCTTGCGACTTTTGCATGACGCTTGACTTCCCCGCAGCCGTTATCGTAATGCAGAGCATTCTCACGATTCCGACGATGGCGGAGTAGGAGAGACAAACATAGTAGATTCGACGTCTGGTAGCCGGGGAGACCCGGCTATCGGCTTTTGTATATCGTCAGAGGCCGTGAGAGGCGTTCTAAGGCTTTACATCTATCAGTTAGCTGAGCTGCTTGCTGCGATACCCTTTCACGTCTTAGAACGTCTCTCAGGGCCTCTGAGGGCTATAGAAGGGAGGTGCTGAGGTTTTGCCGCAACCGAGAACGAGAACGACCAACAGAACAAAGGTCATTGACGAGAATCTGCGCAAGAAGTGGCGCAGGAAGGAAGGTCTAGCGCTTCTTGAGGGTCTGGCCCGAGACGGGTACTCAGACGAGGAAATCGCGAAGAAGATGAAGATTTCCATTGGGCAATATCAGCGCCTAAGAAACTCCGACGAGAAAATAAGGAAGGCGCTTGACCACGGGAAGATGACAACGGATTATCTCGTGGAGAAGGCGCTACTCAAGTCCGCCCTTGGCTTCTCGCGTAAGAGCGTGAAGGTGACTTCGATTATCAGATACGGCAAGTTGGTCGAGACTCAGACTGAGGAGCTGACCGAGGACGTTCCGCCTAACGTCACGGCGGCGCAGACGTGGCTTTACAACCGCTGCCCCGACAAGTGGAAGAGGGACCCGCAAAAGGGATTCCTTGACGATTTCGATGAGGACACGTCGATTCACATCGAGGTCACGCGCGCCGGGTCAAACGCGGATGATGACGATGAGGATTGGCAGAATGACGTCAATCGGTCCGTTTCCATTCGAAAGGCCACGAAGGAAGAGCGCGAAGAGGCTGAGCGAAGGAAGGCGGAAAGGAAGCGCCTTGAGTCCTCAGAGCAGATAGATGACGAGCCGAGCCTAGACGAGTGGCCCGACAACTGGGATGAGCTGATAGGTGATGACTAAGATAAGCGTCGAGGTCGCGCCCGCATTCGAGGACTTCATTTTCGATTGGGACTATGAGACCTATCTTCTCATTGGTGGCTACGGTTCGGGTAAGAGCTATGACGTCGCTATCAAGATTCTTCTGAAGCTATTCGAGGAAAAGAGAAAGTGCCTTGTCGTTCGAGAGGTCTTCGACACAATCTTCGATTCGTGCTACTCACTTCTCGTTGAAATCGTGACAAAGTGGGGTCTCTATTGCGGGGACACTTGGGAGTGGAAGAACAAGGGGAAGGCACAGAACAAGGTCTTGTGTACCAAGTCCCCGCTGCGCATTCGATTCCCAAATGGCAGTGAGATTCTTTTCAAGGGAATGGACAAGCCGGAGAAGGTAAAGTCAATCAATGGCGTGTCTATCGTCTGGATAGAAGAGGCCCCGGAAGTGAAGTTCTCAGGCTACGAGGAGCTACAGGGACGTATCAGAACGCCCGACGAGTCGATGCACTTCATCTTGTCGTGCAACCCGGTAAGCAAGGAGACTTGGATATACCGACACTTCTTTGCGTCGCTAGACGAGCATGGCAGTGAGAAGGTAATAGTCTCAGAGGATGACTTCTACAAGAAGGGTACGTTGGTAAAGAACGGCGTCTACTATCACCATTCGATTCCGACGGACAATCCTTGGCTACCAAAGAGCTACATCCGACGTCTAGACTCAATGGAGAAATATGACCCGTACCTATATGAAGTAGCCCGTTGGGGAAGGTTCGGGAGCAGCGGAGCGCGCGTTCTGCCTCAGTTCTGCGTAGCAAAGAACGCCAAAATCTTCAAGCAGAAGGTGGCCGAGCTTGGAATAAAGAATCAGTATTTCGGCTTCGATTTTGGCTTCGAGGAGTCATTTAATGCCGTTTTGAGCATGTCTGTTGATTTGGAGCGAGGTATTCTCTATATCTGGGACGAGATATACATGAACCACGTTACGGACGATAAGTTTGCTCAGTTGGCAGAAATGCAGCAATTACGGGAAAGATTAGATGACTACGCACGTCTTGGAGTACAGAAGCAGATAGTAGCGGACAACGAGGACCCTAAGGCAATTAGCTATTACAGACAGTTGGGTTTTCGTATCAGAAAGTGTAGAAACAAGTTCGCTGGTTCACGTCTGAGCAATACCAGAAAGATAAAGAGATTCAAGAAGATAGTCTGTAGTCCCAAGTGCAAGAACACTATCAGAGAGCTACGGGATTTGACGTACGCAAAGGCACGCAATGGGGACACTGTTTACGATGAGTTCAACATCGACCCGCACAGCTTTTCTGCTATCTGGTACGCACTAGACACAGTTACGGTCGCGGACGTCAAGGATAAGAAGTTCTATTCGAGAAAGGGTTGGTAATCATGTCTGATTGCACGACTATTGATTGGAAGAGGAAGCTCACTAGTCGCAAGCTCTGGATGAGCGTCGCAACGCTTGTCTTCATGGTCATGGTCTATATGGGGGCGGATGAGAACAGCGCTACTCAGGTCGTGGCTATGATTATGGCGGGTGCCACGGTTGTCGGCTACGTTATCGGCGAGGGCCTTGCTGATAAGGGCGGCACGGTTTCCGGTGACGTTATCGTCCCCGGCGTCGAGTATCCAACCTATGAGGTGAGTGATTCCTACGATGACGCAAAGACGGCCTAAGAGGCTCACGGCGGGATGGAAGGTGCTTGCGGGCGTCGCGGTCACGGCGCTTGTCTACACCTTCTTCTGCGTGTCCATAATCGTTCAGTCAGTGGAAGACTCCAACTCCGCGTGGAATCGTGGTTATAGGAGGGGCAAGGCCCTAGCCGAGCAGATGAGAGTTGAGGACGATGCGGGCGAGGTTAGGGTCATGCCCCTCTTCTTGCAGACTGACCCCGCTTGGAAGGACGCCGCGTACGCTAGTGGTTCGATAGAGACGCATGGTTGCGGCCTCTGCTGCCTCTCTATGGCGCTGAGCTATCTGACAAAGGATAACGTGTATCCCAACGAGCTTTGCGAGTATCAGGGCGAGTTCCTTTCGGGCGATTACAACGACCCGGACAAGATGGCCCAATGGGCGCGCGACACGTACGGTCTTGAGTGGTCCGGCGAGCTTTGGGGCATCGAGGGGATTGACGCTTGTTTCGCAAACGGGTGGACCACGATGATTGTCGATATTGGCGGTCCGCTTGGGGAGGAGACGTACGAGAGTCACTTGGTTCTCGTTTACGGGATTGTCGACGGAATGTATCTCGTGCGAGACCCCAACAGCGGTAGCAACTCAGTTCGTCTTTTCTCACGTTCGGAGCTGATTGACGCCGAGATTGGCTCAGTGAACGCGCTCAGGTAAGTAAGGGCAAAACGAAGAGAAGGAGGGCGGCACATCGGCCCTAGTCATTCATTGGCTTTCTATTGATTGGGGTGATGATATGCCGCCCGAGTCCTTTTGGGACGGCGTGGGGACGTCGCTTGCCCACGCCTCAGGTGAGATTGTCTGCTTCGGCATAGTGGTCGTTGCATTGGTACTCTGTTACGTCAAATACTATCTGCCCGAGAAGCAGAAACAGAAGCAGTTCGACGCGGAGATGCAGCAGAAGCGACTAGAGCTTGAGATGAAGCAGCAACAGGACGCGGTTGACGTGCAGAGGGAAAACATAGAGTCACGCACGCGACAGGTCGAGATTCTTGTCAACCTCTCAGAGCAGACTAAGAGCCTAGCGCAGCAGACGGCGGGCCTCACGACTCAGGTAGCCGTGGCTATCGCACAGCTTGAGGATTCCAAGGTCAATTCGGCGAGTATGGGCAAGCTGATAAAGACCGTCGCTCAGGATGTTGTTCACATCAAGGGTCAGGTCGATGACGTCCACGCGATAGTCTTCAGGCCCGAGATGACGGATGAGTAAAGAAAGGGTGATTCTCTAATGGCTATGAAGGGAATCGACATTAGCAACTGGCAGGCTGGTATCAATCTGAGCGCCATTGCCAAGGACATTGACTTCGTTATCGTCAAGGCAACAGAGGGAATCGGATTCGTTGACAAGTCTTGCGACAGGTTCTTTCAGGCTGCTAAGGACCTTGGCAAACCGCTTGGTTTCTACCATTTCGCGCGCACAAATGACGCTCGAAAGGAAGCCGACTTCTTCTATCAGAACACGAAGAACTACTTCGGTCAGGCCATTCCGATTCTCGATTGGGAGGTCGACGATTCCGTCGCTTGGGTCAACACGTTCGTTGAGCGCATTCACGAGCTTACCGGCGTGTGGCCTTGGGTTTACGCTAACCCTTGGCGATTCAATCAGGGCGTCGTGAACACCAATTGCGGTCGATGGGTCGCGGGCTATCCCTACGCGATTCAGGACGTCAACTATGGTCTGAACAACCCGCTGCCGTCCTCTTACAAGGTAAAGAACGGTCTCGTTGTCGCTTGGCAGTTTACGTCTAGCTGCCGTATCAAGGGCTATGGCGGGAACCTCGATGCCAACGTCTTCTACGGTGACGCTAAGGCTTGGGGTCTGTACGCCGACCCCAAAGGTGTATCTGGCGGCACAGGCGGCGCAACCGGGACTAGCGCTAGCGTGCTAGAGCTTGCCGTGGACGTGATGGATGGGAAGTACGGTGTTGGCAACGAGAGGAAGCAGCGCCTTGGGTCTCGATACGATGAGGTTCAGGGTCTCATTAACCATATTGCGAGCGCGTCGGTTGAGGTACTGGCGAAGGAAGTGATTGCCGGGAAGTACGGCAACGGGGAGCAGCGCAGGAAGGTTCTTGGCGCTCGATACGATGAGGTTCAGGCGCGGGTCAACCAGATTGCTTGAGCTTTCTATTAGGAGGTAGAGAATGGCCGGATACAAGAGTGACGAGGCCAAGGTCCTTGAAGCGGAAAACTCAACGGTCGTTCTTTCTGCTTTCAACAGGATTCCGTACGGTCTCATAAACGAGGAAGTCGAGGGGTACGCGAACGACACGCTTGCCGAGCTGACTCAGATTTGCAAGTATTACAAGGTGTACAAGAAGGGCGCGTCGTTCGTGTCAGAGGGTTCCAACGGCGATTACGTTCCCGCCGACCTTCCGTACAAGATGGCGGCGTCTCTAATCAACAAGGAGGCGCGCTTTCTTTTCGCGGACGCCCCGGAAATCACAATCACGCCGAAGGGCGATTTGGGCAAGGCAACTCAGGGGGCGCTTGACCAAATCACCGTCATGTCTGATTTGGTGAAGACGGTCCTTGACGCCAACCGTTTCGAGCAGCAGCTTATCAAGGCCGCGCGAGACTGTTTCATCGGAAAGCGCGTCGCGTGTCTCGTTAATTTCAACGAGGACGATGGAGTCACGGTCACGTTCCTTCCGTCTACTCAGTTCCTTTATGAGATGAACGTCAGCAACACGAAGCTGCGCAAGTTCGTAGCCTTCATCATCACGCGGGACTCTATCACCCTCTCCGAGAAGCGGGTCTTCAAGAAGAAGTATGAGGTTGAGAGCGTCAACGGGAAGGACGTCGTTTTCCTCGAAGAGGCTATGTACGACGGCGTCGGGCGTCTGCTTGAGGTTGTCACTGAGCGTCAGGAAATCATGCTCGATAGGATTCCGGCGGTAATCATTCTCAACGACGGCCTCACGGGTGACAATCTGGGAGAGTCTGAGATTGAGGTACTTGAGGAGTATGAGAAATGGTACTCGAAGCTGAGCAACGCGGACATTGACTCCGAGCGAAAGTCCATGAACCAAATCAAGTACGCAATTGACATGGACAGCAACTCAACGAAGGGTCTTTCCACGGCACCGGGAGCTTTCTGGGACCTTGGTTCCGACCAAAACCTTGACAACCCTCACCCGGCGGTCGGCACCATCAACCCGGACACGTCCTATTCGAGCGCTCTGCAACAGTCGCTCGATAGAATCAAGTCAACGGGCTATGACCAAGTGGACATGCCGGACATTAACCTACAGACGATGAGCGGGGCTATCACGTCAGGAAAGGCGCTCAAGGCTATCTATTGGCCGCTAATCATCCGATGCAAGGAGAAGATGAAGACGTGGGGTCCACAGCTTGAGGCTATGGTCTCTATCATCATCGACGGCGCTATCGTCTATCCGCGCTGCATCAAGCGATACACGGACGATTTCCTTGTGTCCACGGCCTATGAGGTCGAGGTCGAGCAGAAGATTCCGATTCCCGACGATGAGGTCGAGGAGAAGAACGTCGACCTCGCGGAGGTCACGGCTCAGGTCCTCTCGAAGAAGAGCTACATGAAGAAGTGGCGCGGCCTCACAGACGATGAGGTCACGGAGGAGCTTGAGCAGATTGCGGTCGAGCGCGAGATGCTTGAGACGTCTTCCTTCGGCGGCGGTTCCACGGTCCCGTACCCGGACGCGATGCCGGTCGAGGAAGAGGATGAGCCGGAGCCGGAGCCTACGCAGATGGGCGGGGCGCTCACGGACGATGAGGAAGATGACGAAGCCGGTGACGATACCGGGGTTCCGGGAGAGTCGTTCGGCCTTGACTAGCGTGTGAGGCGTTCAGAGCCTTTCTAAGGCCCTAGAATCTCTTGGGTGGGCAAGGAGTCTACCCGACCGATTCTAGGGCCTCTGGTGGTCTTAGAGAGCCTAGGGGGTGGCGCGGTGCCAATCGACAAGTCAATATTCGCGACGTCAACGGCGCTGCGAGACTCGATAACCAAGGAGAGCGAAGAGTACATAAGGAACCTCTACAAGGGGTGGGCCGAGGACGTCGAGGACTACGTGACGTCGAACGCACTGAAGAGCAGCGTCTCAGGGCAGACGATGAGCGTCTACTATCAGCAGCTCTACAAGCAGATGGAGGCTCAGTCGAAGCAGGTCGCGAACGGCGTCTATACCAACATCACTCAGAGCATGTTGACGGTATCCGATTCCGTGATTAGGGATTCGGTCGATTGGGCGTCTTCCCTTGGTTTCGGCAAGGACGGCCTTGACGCGGCGCTTGCGTACGTCCCTCAGAGCACGGTGAACGCGCTCATAATGGGTCAGGTTTACGGTGAGGCGGGTTCATGGTCCCTCTCCGCAGCCATTTGGGGAGACAACGAGGAGACTCTTAGGGACATTTACTCAATCGTCGCTAAGGGCGTCGCTCAGCAGATGCCGATTCAGAAGGTCTCTGAACTTCTTGCATCCTACGTTGACCCCGACAAGGCATTCAAGTGGGCGGGGCCGAAGGACGGGCCGCGCATTTACAAGAAGGCGGTCGACTACAACGCCCAAAGGCTTGCGCGCACTCTGGTTCAGCACACCTATCAAAACTCGTTGGTTGCAGCGACAAAGGACAATCCTTTCGTCACGGAGTTCGTCTGGTGGGCGAACGGTTCTCGCGTGTGTCCGATTTGCTATGCCCGTGACGGCGTTCACTACAAGAAGGACAAGCTGCCGCTCGACCATCCCAACGGCATGTGCGTTATGGAGCCGGTCATAGTCGATGACTTGACGGACAAGCTTGCCGATTGGGTGAACGCGGAGGACGGGAAGTATCCCGAGATTGACGCATTCGCAAAGAGATACGGTTACGATGCGAGCAAGTTCCCGAAGTACACGAAGGAGAGCATAAAGAGCCAATTCGGGGGCGCAACGTACAAGTACGCTAAGAGCTGGTACAAGCACCTTCCCGCAGATGCGCAAGCCACGGTCGACAAGCTGGTTCTTGAGAGCGGCGGGGACCTAAAGAGCTGGTACGCGAAGGAGATATATCAGGGCGGAGAGGACGCCTTCAACGCGGCAACGAAGAAGGTCGCTAAGGAAGCAAAGGACGCGGCGAAGGAAGCTGCGAAGGTCGTGAACGACGCGCTCGATGACGTAGCCAAGGCAGTACAGAACAGTTCTCTAGACGATGAGATTGTCTCGTTCCTAAAGAAGAAGGGTGTCAGCTCACCCGACGAGCTTGTCAACTTTGAGAAGAACTTCTCACCGTCCGATTTGGACGAGCTTTTCAAGATTTATACGAAGAACAATGGGGACCTATCTGACTTGATGAGTCTCGATACGTTCCTCAAGAAGGCGGGTACGCTTGACTACGGAGACGTGGCGAAGGTCGCGTCAAAGGTCGATGACGTTGTCGATGACGTCGCGAAGGTCGTTGTAAAGAAACCAAGCAAAGAAGAGATGAAGGCCGCGCTTGATGCGGCGAAGGACCTAGCGCAGCAAAAGAAGATTCTTTCCGAGTCAAAGAAGCTTGTTCAGGGCCAAATGGACGCATTCGACAAGGACTCCGCGAAGGATTTCGACAAGTTGCTGAAGAAGCTCAAGAAGGAAGGCGATTGGGCCTTTACCGACAAGCTTGGCTATGGCAAGAAGTCGGAGATGATGAGCGAGATTGCCGAGATTGTCAAAGGCCACATGGACGAGCTTGACAACATCAAGTATTACGGAAAGTGGTACAAGAGCGTCCTTGACAAAATCCCCGATAAGACTAGTCAGAAGTACCTCATGGCGCTAAATGACTACTACAAGTCAATCGGCGATGGCTTGATGAAGCAGTATTTCAAGACAACCAACTTTCAGTACACGCTTGCCGATGACGTCGTGAAGGCGATGGATGACGTAATCGAGAAGTACCTTGGCTTCAACATGACGAAGAAAGAAGCCTACCAACTTCTCAAGGACGAGCTTTCCGACTTGTCAAAGAAGATTTCGGTAATCAACGCCGAGACGAAGGCTCAGAAGGCTGTGGCAAAGGGCGTCGTGAAGAACTTCGCCGGGAAGTCATACGATGAGGCGATGGACTTCGTGAAGTCAAAGGCCCCTCAGTTCTACAAGCAGGTAATCGGAAAGAACAGCGACGAGTTCGCAGACGCGATTCAGGACCTCTTAGACAAGGCCGGTACGGATGACATTGCGAAGGCGTTCTCGAAGTATTCGACGGGCGCTATCAAGTCTGAGAAGATGGACACGATTTCTCAGATGCTCGATGACTACGTTGACGGCAAGCTTGAGCTGAAGGTGACGGGGAAGAATCCGTTCGACCCGTCCGTCTACACTCCACAGGCAAAGAGCAACGCATTGAGGTTCTACAATCGTCGCGATGCCGACCGCACGATTCGAAAGTGGCTCGATGACGGTTGGGACAATCTCACGGACGAGCAGAAGTTCTCAGTCTGGCAGTACACGCACAATTCCCACCCGATAAACCGTCCGCTTTCCGGGTACGGCGAGCAATGGAGCCGTTCGTACTTCAAGGGTCTTGACAATGTGTCTCTTGACAACGAGACTTGGGTACACAGCGACGCCGTTCTTCAGACTTCGGGATTTAAGAAGAAGTTCGCAAACGATGGGAACCGGCGCAGGTACTCTAGTGTCGTTCAGGACCTAACTGAGGCGATTGACCAATTCGAGATTGGGGAGTCGATTCATCTGGTTCGAGGCTCTTATAAGAATGGCTTGGCGGGTTGGTTCGAGGGTTCCGGTTTTGACTATGATGACATTTACGCCAAACTGAACGATAGGAACTTTGACCTATCGCAGCTTGAGGGCGCAGTAGTTCAGAACCACGCCTTTACATCTACGGCGATTGCGGACGGTTCCGGTTTCGGTGGTGACGTGAAGTATCACATCTACGCGCCGAGTGGCACGAAGGGAATCTACGCGGAGCCTCAGAGCTATTACGGAAACACCGTCGGAATGACGGAGGACCTTTACAAGACCGGTCAGAGCTATCACAGTGTCGGCGGAGAGGCCGAGATTATCTTGCAGCGCGGTACAGAGTTCCGTATCACGAAGATAAAGCGCGATGAGTACAACAACATTGACGTTACGCTCGAAATCATCGGTCAGCCGGATTACTTCATCACCGGTCTTGAGAGCACGGTTTCCAATGGTAAGAACCAACTCAGGGGTGGCCGCTGGTAGTTTTCGAAAGGTTATCCACAAATGTCGAAAGGTGGGTGAAGATGGCGGGGGAAGAGCAGTACACGGGGACCGGACAAACGTACAGCCCGGTCCACGGGACGATGCCGGACCCTTTCACGTGCCAATGCGGCACGTGTAAGCATCGGGACTACTCAAAGGTTACGATGAGGTCGGGTCTTGTCGTTCCGATAGGCGTCGTGAAGTCTTTTTGCAAGGTGTATCAGCCGCCGCCACGGACGAACGGTAAGCCGCACGAGGTTCTTTACAATTTCATCCGATGCCCCTACTACAGAATGGAGACAAGGTAAATGGACCGTCGAGAGCTGAGGTCGAGAATCGCAGGTGCGCTGTATGGGTTTTGTATCGGTGATGCGATGGGAGCGACAACGGAGTTTATGACCGCCGAGCAGATTGAATCGGAGCTTGGCAGGGTCACGAAGATTGTCGGCGGCGGTTGGCTTTCCCTTGCGCCCGGAGAGGTCACGGACGATTCGCAGATGATGGCGTGCGTCATGGACGCCCTCATGGCCTACCCGGACGATGCCGAGAGCTTCAAAGCGGAGTGCGCGGCGAACTTCTCTATCTGGCTCGATACCAAGCCAAAGGACGTCGGCGCGACGTGCGCGCGCGGTATCCGCTACTGGGAGGACACGGGCGAGTACGTTCCCGAGGACGAGCACGCTAGGGGCAACGGGGCACTCATGCGGTATCTGCCGTGCGCCCTCTTGGGCCTTGACGAGCTTAACGTCGAGCAGGGACGTATCACGCACAACTCCCCGGAGTCCACGAGAGCCATTCTAAGCGCCTCTAAGGCCTTGAGACACTGTATGCGGGGCAACTATCCCGGCGGGTACCAAACAGGGCCTCAGACGCCCTCTGGTGAGGTCAGGGCAACGCTTCTCAATGCGCTGTACCACAACCGGGACGGGATGACCTTCCGAGGCACGCTCGAAGAGGCCGTCAACCGTGGCGGGGACGCGGATACCATTGCGGCGATTTCGTGTAGTCTCGCGGGCGCGCGCGTCGGGCTTGAGGGAATCGACCCTAGTTTGATTGGTCCGATTCAGCTCGAAATGAAGAAGAAGATAGGTGAGTTTGTCGATTTCGCTGTGGATTTCCTATTTACAAACGAAAGAAGCTTTGGTAAGATTCTTAGGAGGCGAAGCCATGCCTAAAGACGAAAGCGGGATGGAACTGAAGTGCATATGTCCCGAGTGCAAGAGTGAGTTTCATACGGTCGCGCGAGAGGTGCTAGAGGGCGAGGAGGGTCTTTCCGGGCTTGAATCTGGTTGGTTCAACGTCAACGGGAAGGCCTACAGGCTCACTTGGTACGATTGCCCCTCTTGCGGGCTGAGAATCTATGTCCAATGCGATGACCAAAAGACCGAGCAGAAGCTCAAGAAGTGCATGGGCGTAATCGCCGCGATGAACGACAAGAGAACACATCGCTTCGACAATCACCGAAAACAATCTGAATACCTTGCCAAGCTCAGAGCGGACCTAGCCGAAACTAGGAAGAGACTTGAGAAGGCCGTTTCGGGGGCCGAGGTAATCGACCGCCACAACGGGACCGCGCATGTCGTGAGGTTCTACCATGAGTAGCTTTCGTATCACTTGTGACGCTTGCAAGCAGAGCTTCGGCATGGATTCGGTTGTCATAGATGAGACCTTCATCGACCTTGACGAAGGAAGGTGCAGAGTCTCATATTTCGTCTGTCCTAAGTGCGGTGCCGTCTATCTCATAGCGGTTTACGATGAGGTGGCCGAAAGGCGCAAAGAGGACCTAGACAATCACCTTGCGAGGGTGCAGAAGCTCTGGGGCAAGGTGAGTGAGAGGGAATCCAAGTCGCTTGACAAGATGACGAAGACGAAGAGGAACCGCCTCTCGCGTCGCGTCGATTCCCTAAAGAGAAAGTATCAGGGCTGTTTTACCTACGTTCCGCCCGCCGAAGGAAACGGAAACGAGGAAATCGCTTACGTACCGCGATGAGCGCGGATTTCGAAAGGATAGAGAGAATGAGCGTAGCCGCCAAGATTGCAGTACAGAACCAGAGTCAGGGAAACAACGCCAACGCTGATAACGATGACGTCAAGGTCGCGGGAGTGTCCCTCAACAAGCAGGGGAGCGACGATTCCGGCAACGACGGCGATGATTCGGGTGAGGACAACGGCGATTCCGGGGACAACCAGAGTCAGCCCGCCGCGCCCGCGCAGCCGGTAGAGAAGACCTTCTCTCAGGCCGACGTCACGCGCATGATGACGCGCGAGAAGAGGCAGGGCCGTAATTCGGTCTTCAACGAGCTTGGAATCGACCCGAGCGACACGAAGTCAATCGCTATGGTCAAGGCGCTCATGGAGTCTCAGAGGCAGAGCGCGCAGCCCGCGCAGCCCGAGGGCGATTCCGTTAACGAGCAGCTTGCCGAGGCAGAGCGACGCGCGCGGATGGCGGAGGCAAAGGCAGAGGCGATGATGCTTGGCGTCAAGCCTCAGTTCGTTGATGACGTCGTTACCCTCGCGACCGTACGCCTTGCGGAGCAGGGCGAGAACGCCGAGTTCAAGGACGTAATCGGAGAGCTGAAGAGCCGCTATCCCCTCTGGTTCGGGGAGGACGAGGACGATAAGAGCGCCACGGGCAAGCGCGGCACGGGGTCTTCCGTCAATCCCGATTCCGGTTCCAAGGGTTCCAAGGAGAACGAGGGAATCGGAAAGCGTCTTGCGGCACAGCGCAAGCCCCACAGGAAGCAGGGTTCCTATTGGGGCAACAGTCGAGCTTAATTAGGAGGTATACAATGCTTAACCGTTCCGGTATTTCCAAGGTCACGGGCGCGGCCCCGACTCAGATTCTTGCCGACGTCCACATGCAGTCCTCTATTGGCGTCATTGTCGATGACGCGAAGACCGTCACCGTTGGTGGCCGTAAGATTGTCAAGGCCGGTACCCCGCTGATTTGCGACCCCGCAAACCTTCAGACTCCCGCGACCGTGATTACCTCTCACGATGACGGGACCCACGGTATCAATCAGGCCAACGTCATTCTGCTTCACGACGTCGACGTCACTGACGGCAATGCAAACGGCACGGGCCTTGTCATGGGTCTCGTGAACTGGAACCGCCTTGACACTGACGTTCAGGCTATGTTCAAGCCCGGTGACGCGGTTTCCGGCGTCTTTGCTATCGCTATGGGCTAGGCCCTTTCCTTTGTTGGTAAAGAGAGATTGATTAGGAGGTAGAGAGAATGTCTATCTTTGATATTATGCAGAGCGCTCAGCTCACCGCCTATTGGGAGGAGCTTACGCAGGATGAGGCCCCGTATCCTTGCGAGGAGCTTTTCCCCGACAACAAGAAGCGCGGCCTTTCCCTTCAGTGGATTAAGGGTTCTCGTGGTCTTCCCGTCGTGCTGAAGACGTCCGCGTTCGACGCCTTTGCCGTGCCGCGTCCCCGCATTGGCTTCGAGAAGCTTACCGCCGAGATGCCCTATTTCAAGGAGTCAACGTACATTGACGAGGAGCTGAGGCAGGAGCTTAACCTTGTCCTTGAGACCGGTAATCAGGCTTACATTGACTCCGTTGCCAACCGCGTCTTCGATGACGAGATGAACCTTCTGCGCGGTGCCGCCGCCGCGCGCGAGCGTATGCGCATGATGGCCCTCACCACGGGCGTTGTCTCTATGGCCGCTAACGGTCAGGCCTTCTCGTTCGACTACGGCATTCCCACCGCTCACAAGACCGAGACCGAGACCTCTTGGAGCGACCACGCCGCGTCCGACCCCATCGAGGACATGCGCGCGCTCAAGGAGAAGATTCTTGACGATACCGGCGTCGAGGTCACGCGCGCAATGTGCGATGGCATCACGTGGCGTCACATCCGCAACAACGCCAAGATTGCCAAGACGATTTTCGTTCTCTCCAACGGTCAGGCGTCCGTCAACGACAACCGGCTTCGTTCCTACATCCTTGAGGAGGTCGGCATTGACGTGATGGTCAACGACAAGCGTTACGTCGATGAGAAGGGCAACACCGTCAAGTACATGCCCGCCGACACGTTCGTCATGTTCCCCGCCGGGGACCTTGGCAGCACTTGGTTCGGCACCACGCCCGCCGAGTCCGACCTCATGGGCGGTTCCGCCGCCAACGTCTCTATCACTGACACGGGCGTTGCCGTCACCACGGTTCAGAAGACCGACCCGGTGAACGTCGAGACCATTGTTTCGATGATTTGTCTGCCGTCCTTCGAGGCCGCTGACCAGATTGGCATCATTGATACCGCTGCCTCTGACTAGGTAAATCGGGCGGGCGCGTAAAGGGCTTACTGTCATGGGCCTACTCCTCGCGCCCGCCCTCTCTCTTTGGAGGTAGATGAAGAATGGTCACTATTACGAACGGCAAGCAGGTCTATACCGTAACGAACGGCGCTTTTCGAGAGATTTACTCCAAGCAGGGCTTCACTGTCTATGACCCGAGCAAGCCCGTCGTTCCCGAGAAGGAGGAGCCTACGGAGCTTTCCGACGATGATTTTGTCGAGGCCGTCGAGGAGAAGCCGATTTCCAAGTGGTCCAAGGCTGAGGTTCGCCGATATGCCGAGGTCTTCGGTATCGACATTTCCGGCACGAGGAACGTCTCAGAGGCGAAGGCACTTATCAAGGAGTTCCGAGCCGAGGCCGAGGACGCCGAGTAGAGAAGAGGGGTGATTTCGTGGCCGAGATGACCGACATTGAGCGTATCAAGCGCGAGACGCGCGAGAATCAGTCCCCATACTTCGATGACGGGGACATTGAGTATTACCTTGCGAAGAACGGCGGGGACGTCGACGCCACGATTTACGAGCTTCTTCTAGTCAAGGCGGAGGATTCGACCATTTCGGTTAGTGGGCTTTCCACCGCCGACACGTCCGCGTACTTCCGGCGTCTCGCGTCTAGGTACCGCCGGTACAATTCGGGGGTGCTTTCCGGTGATTAACACGCGATTCGAGGTGTACAAGCTGAGGCGCGAGATTCGCCGGTCCGGCACGGACTTCGTTTTCAAGCGCCACGCCGGGGTCAACGACTTCGGAGAGCCTACGGGTGAATTGACGGAGGTTGCGACGATTCGCGGAATCTACCACGAGACCAATTCCTACGTGACTCAGACGGTCGGGGACGCGGCAACGACGCGGACCAAGAAGCAGCCCATGATTCTGTGTCTCATGGATGACTTCGAGGGTTCCGGGATTGTCGAGGGTGACGTCGTGGAAATGCCCCTCAGAGCCTCTGAGAGCCGTTCTAAGACGTTTTCGTTCGTCGCTTGTGTCGACGTCCAAGAGTGGGGAATCGTGGCGGATTTGAGCCTCAGAGGGGTTGAGGACGATGGCAGCGCTGACGTTTGACTTCGATGACTCCAAGCTTGCCAGCGGCATGACTCAGCTTGCGCAGAAGATGGTCTCAGCCGTCTATATGTACGCGGGTACTAAGGCCGTCAGGCTTGAGGCGCAGATGAAGCGGGAGAGACCGTGGACCGACCGAACGGGCATGGCAAAGGCCACGCTGCGCACGGTCGTTTCGAGGCCTTCTCAGACGATGGTGAGAATCACGCTTGCCCACGGTGTTGACTATGGAATCTGGCTTGAGCTTGCCCATGAGAAGAACTGGGCTATCGTCGGCCCGACGATTGACAAGGAGGCCCCGAACGTCCTTGAGGGCTTGCAGGGTCTCTTGGAGAAAGTGAAGGTATAGAAAGGGGGTGTTCCGGTTGTCGATTGACACAAGCTCTTTTCAGTATCTGGATTCGCGTTGGCAGGACCTATATTCCTTCCTAAAGGGAAAGGGATACGAGGTGTATAGCCCCGGCCAGAAGGAAGGCGAGTGTCTTTCCCCGTATGTCGTGATAAAGTACGCGGGGAGCACGAAGGCGGCACAGATTAGCTCACGTACCGATTTGTATGAGCTGATTCTATATGTTCCCAAATATCGCTACTCAGAGATGGAAACGAGGGTTCAAGGCCTCATTAGCGACATGAGGGAGCTTAGGCCGCTCTTCATCCCGTACGACAATCAGCAGGACACCTCTTTCTTTGACTCCGAGGTAAAGGCACATTTCGTGTCCCTCACCTATATCAACTACAAGAAGAACTAGGAGGATTTGACATGGCTACCACGACCTATAAGTCTCGTGCCGAAATCCCGACTATTGACGTCTCTATGGTCACTATCGAGATTGACGGCGATGAGTTCGGCTTCGACACCGCGTCCGCCATTTCCGTCGAGCCTCAGATGGAGGAGCAGGACCCCGTTCGTCTCGTGGTCAAGGGCAAGCTTCGTGCGCAGAAGCCCGGTACGTCCACGCTCACGGGCAACCAGATTACGCTCACTGACAACGTGTTCAACCCCGAGCTTGTCGTGGCTCTTCAGGGTGGCACGATTCAGTACGATGAGGTCGAGACCACGAAGGTCAAGGGCTACAAGCCGCCTACCGCTGGTTCCGCGCCGTATACGGAGGCTTTCACCCTCAATGCGTACTCTGCGCAGTACAATGCGGCGGGCCAGATTGTGAACTACGAGAAGATTTCGTATCCCAACTGTACGGGTACCCCGGTGGCCTTCTCCGCCGAGGACGGCACCTTCCGCGCGCCCGAGTACGTCATTAACTCCGCGCCCGACACGGGGCAGTCTCCCTACGAGATTACCTATGTCGACGCGCTGCCCACGCTCACCGACCGCCCCGCTGAGTAGGGCTAGGCTGAGCTAGGCAAAAGAAGCTTAGGCAAGAGATGGGACCCCGCGAGGGGTCCCGTTTCCGTATAAAAAGGCTGAAGAAGGCCGAGTGATTGGAGAAAGAGAATGAGCGATATGCACGTCACCACGATGGATGAGATGCGCGAGTACGCGAAGGGTACGGTTGTCGAGCTTCCGCCCTTTGCGGAGGGTCAGCCCTTTGTCGCTAGGGTTCGCCGTCCGTCCATTCTTGCGCTTGCCAAGGCTGGTAAGATTCCCAATCAGCTTCTCTCCAAGGCGGGGAAGCTCTTCAACTCTGGTGCGGCGGGCCTTGACACGGATGACGAGAACATGCTCACCGACGTCTACGACATTGCGATGACGATTGTTAAGGCCGCTCTCGTGTCCCCGACCGTCGAGGAAATCGCCGACGCGGGCCTTGAGCTTTCTGACAATCAGATTATGGCTATCTTCAGCTACACGCAGACGGGCATCGAGGCTCTGAAGTCTTTTCGTAGCGAGTAAGTCAGTTCTCACGCTGATAAACCTATCGAGGGAGTATCAGAGCAGACCAAGCGAGATTTTCGGTATAGAAGACGCCTACACGGCGTATTGCTTAGACGAGGCGTGCGCTTATATCATCGCACGGATTAAAGACGGGGAGACTCCCACATTCGCGAAGGAGTACAAGTCCTTCCGCGAGCTTTACAAGCAATACGGCGCGTAGGGGGTGAAAGTATGTCCGTTGACGTCGGCACAGCCGAGGGGCATTTGGACCTTGACATATCCGGCTTTCTCAACAGTCTGAAGACGGCAAAGGATGAGGCGTCAAAGGCGCTGAACAACGTCGAACAGGCGGCGGGAAAGCAGCTTACCGGTTTGGGCAAGTCAATGTCCAAAATCGGCGATAAGATGACTCTTGGCATCACCACGCCCCTTGTCGGCGTGGCAACGGCGGGCCTAAAGGTCGCGTCCGACTTCGAGTACGCAATGTCTCAGGTTCAGGCAATTTCCGGCGCTACCGGTGACGATTTCGAGGCTCTGAGGGACCAAGCGATTCAGCTTGGGGCCGACACAGCCTTTTCGTCAACCGAGGTAGCGGACGCAATGACGGAGATGGCTAAGGCCGGTTGGGACACCAACCAGATTCTTGACGGCATGGCGGGCGTGCTTGACGCCACGGCGGCGTCCGGCGAGAACCTTGCGTCCGTCTCAACGATTATCGCGGACGCTATCACAGGCTTCGGCCTTGAGGCCTCTGACTCTAGCCGCGTCGCGGACCTTCTCACTCAGGCCGCTAACGCCGGTACAATCGGCATCAACGACCTTGGCGAGTCCTTCAAGTACGTCGCGCCGATTGCCAACTCCATGAACTTCTCTATCGAGGACGTCACGACGGCGCTCACGGCCCTCTCAACGGCGGGCATCAAGGGCGGTCAGGCGGGAACGTCCCTTCGAGGCGTAATCACGCGCATGGTCAAGCCGACGGATGACGTCGCGGAGGCGATGAACGAGCTTAACATTTCGCTTGCCAACTCCGACGGTTCCTTCAAGAGCCTTGACCAAATCTTAGCCGAGATGAGAACTAGCTTCTCCGGCATGACGGACGAGCAGAAGGCATATTACGCGGCGGTTCTCGCGGGTACCGAGGGTCAGTCGGGCCTTCTCACCCTTCTCAACATGACTCAGGAAGAGTATGACGAGATAGCGGCGTCGATGGACAACGCGGGCGGCGTTGCTCAGGAAACCGCCTCAATCATGCAGGACAACCTTCAGTCGAAGGTCGAGCAGTTGGGAGGTTCCCTTGAGTCCCTTGCGATTCGCGTCGCGGACCTCGTTATCCCGAAGCTCACGGAGCTTGTCGAGAAGGCAACGGAGGTCGTTGACTGGCTCACGAACCTTGACAGCGGGACGCAAGAGACGATTCTGAAGTTCGCCGCGTTCGTCGCGGCGATTGGCCCGGTCCTCTCCGTGCTTGGTCGCGTCACGACGGGAATCGGCGGCGTAATCAATGCAATTGGTGGAATGCCCGACACGTTGAAGAGCGCGGGTACCTTCTTGACCAACTTCGTGAATCGTCTGAAGAACATCCCCGAGGCGTTCACTCTTGCCAAGGCGGGCTTCACGGGGTTCGCGAGTCAGACGTCCATGATTGGAACGGCGCTTGCGTCAATCACGGCCCCGATTGCGGGAATCATCGCGGCGATAGGACTTCTT